TTATAATAATATTAATATATCCAAATGGATTATAAACATTTACATTTTCAATTGTTCGTGTTTCCAAATCCCATATCATATATCCATGATCGATAATATCTTCTCCATAATTTTGTTGTACGAGTGATCCTGAATATCCCCATAAAACTTTTTTACAAATACCTTGTTGTCTTAGATGAATATCTCCCAATAATGCATAATCAAAGTCTGAAATCCAACTAAAAGGATATGATGTAGTACATTCACTACTTTCAGGTATTTCTGTTCCATTATATAATTTAGCACATGCAAATGTTCCATGAAATAAAGCAATTTTTATATCAATATCTTCTTTAATTATTGGAAAAGGTGGTAATTTTTTAATACGTCCTACTGTTGATAATGTATCTAAAGTATCATCTATACTAACATATGAAAATCCAACATTATCTATAACAAATGATTGTGTTTCTTTTAATATTGTAAGATTAGCAGTTTCAATAGTTGATGAAATTAATGATGGTTGACTGATTTCATTTTGATTTCTATCATGATTACCATGAAATATTATTGTATGTCCTATTTTTGATAATCCTGTTATTAACATATTATATAATTCTAAACCATAATTACCAATAACATTTTTATTATGAAATATATCACCTGTTATGATAATAACAAAGTCTTTATATTTTAACTTATTTATTTTAATTTTTTCTTTAATAGATATTAATAAGTTTTCAAATACTATAATATATTCATCATAACGACAAGCAATTTTATCACCATAACGAATATGAATATCAGAAATATGAATAATTTTTTTCATATTTGAATGTTATTATATATTTATATGTTTAATTATCATTTTTTTATTTATGTACTTTTAGGTACTAAATTATCATAAATTATTGAGAATATATTATAAGACGAATCTACACGAGACTTTCCAATGGAAAATATTATAAATATAATCATTATATTTATAATATAATGTATTATGAACTTATTACTTATAATATCATTAGCATTATTCAAAATAAATTCTGATTGCGAACCTTTTTTTCGAATATCTTCACCTTTTAATATATTTTCTTGGATATCAATTAGAACATCTTCATTATCATCATTAAATTTAACATAAGTATCATTAATTTGTTTATATATCATATAAATTGTTTGTTTTAAGTAATTATTATTAAAATCGTTTACAGAAACAAAAGACGAAATATATGAAAATATTGGTTTAATTATTCTGTTTTCTTCTGATGTTTTTCTATAATAAGTATCTATCATATCATATTCAAATGAATTATCGAGTGTTTTATCAATACTATCATTTAGATTAGTATCTATAATTAATTTAAATAATATTTTATTCTTCTCATTTATTATATTATGAAATGTTGGATTTAGTGATAAATAATAAGAATTGTATTTAATATGAGATGAAATAGTTAAGAAGTCATCTATAATAGAATATATATTTATATCATCTTCACTATTTACACCAATTGCTTCTTTCTTCAACATATCATATTTTTCTTTAATATGTTTATTATCTTTATTTACAAGTCTATCGTCTTTACTTAAACTGAATAATTTTTTTGAATATAATGATACAATATAATTTAAATATTCTTTATTTGTTTGATGTTCTGGATTAATTTTTTTTAATTCAGTTGAAAAGATATTAATAGCTAAGAAAACATTATTATCTATTGTATTATTTAATGTATCTATATTGTTTAATTCAAATGGGACAGCATAATTTTTATCTATAAGTTTATAACTTTTAATAAAATTATGGTATTCAGAATTTGTTTTTATATTAATTAAAAACTTATGAGGTATATTTTTTTTATCATCTTTATAGAATTTAAAATATTTCAATAATGTTTTATATTCTTCAAAATTATTTTCTGAGTTTTCTTTTGTAAATATTTTTTTACAAATATTAATAATACTAAATATTCTATATCTATATTTAAATTTATACATATCAATATAATTATCAACCAAATGTATATTTGGTATTTCATTAACTACACATGTCTTATTTATAGAAGTACTATTATTATTCCATTGAATATTTATATCTGAAATTGTAGGTATTATTGTAATATAAGATGCTTTATTTCCATGCATATTATTAATATAATTATATATTGTATCAGTGCTAACAAGTTTTTTATCTATATTAGATGATAAAACCTTTTCATAATATTCATAAAAATCTTTTTTATAAGTAGCATTAATAATAGAAAAAGATAACTCATCATATTGTGTAAACGTTCCATCTATTTCTGATAATTTATTATTAATTTTATTACCAAAGTCTTGAAAATCACCACAAGATGTCATAACAAGAGTATTGTTAATTATAGATGATAATATATTAGTAATAATGTATTGTTCTGTAAAATCGTCTTCATTATTGATAGCTTTTAGTTCATGAAGTTTTATGTAAGGTATTATTAGATTATTTAGTTCATTTAGTTTGCATTTATAAAAACTATTATAAACTCCAAATATTACATGTTTATTATAATCGGTATTAAATAAAATAAACATAAAGATGAATAATACTAAAAGTATAAAGATAAAAAATGGTTTTAAAATAATACCATTATTAAGATAAGAAGATATATTATAATCATTATTTCCATCAATAATAAAGTTTATAATTATAAATAAAGTGAAACTAAATAATATAAAAAATACAATTATAAATAATAATAATGTTCCGATGTTTTTTATTAAATATCCTTTTATGTCATATTTAGCATTTTCTGAAAATATATAGTTTTCTTGTATAATATCATAATATTTTTCATAAAATACATTTTGAGTACCATAAGACAAATCTTTATTTCCTTTATCACCGTAAGTATTTATATTATTATTCTCCCTAAATGTTAATAATATATTCATTATATTTATAATTAAATAAATGTAGAAACTAAATATAATTAAGGTAATGAATAATATATATGCATATTTTTTTGTATTATCATTATTTTGTATCATAATAAAACACATAAAACTATAGAATATTATATATAATACAATAAATATATTGAAATAGTTTGATATTGTTTCAATATATTTATCAAAGTAATCTTCATAACCTCTTTTTTCATTGGGTGAATATCTTAATATTATTATAACTATTATAAAAATTAGAATAAATAAATTAATAATATATGGAAAATATTTTAAACATTCTTTCCAATGAAAGCCTATACGTTGTATATCACAAGACTTTTCAAGTTTATCAATATATATTGTGTTTAATGTAATAAAATTATATAGAATATGAATAAATAATAAAATAAGTATGAACCAGATAATAAAGATATATGATTTTGTATTAAAAATATCATTAGATAGTAATAGTTCATAACTATTTTTTGCTAAATTAAAACTACTTGTTTCAGCTTCACAGTATATATTGTTACAATTCTTATCAATATTTGATTTGAATACATCTTTCATATAATTTATTTTTAAAAATGATAATGTTACATTTTTTAGTTCATTGATAAATATTATAATCATCATAATAAATACAATGTAAACAAGTGTATTCATATTTAAGTATTTAAATTGCTTTAAATATTATAAAGAAAAAAAGAAGAGATATTAAATGTGATTATCTAAAAATATTACTTAAATTATATATTGTAATAATTACGAGCAATAATATGATAATAATAAATATTAAATAAATATATGATTCTTTCAATATAGAAGATAATATATATAATAATGGAAATAATAAAAGAATATATACGTTCATAAGTATAGTAGTTTTATCAATTTTACTACATATTTTTAATGTAGTTTCGATGTCAATATATGTTTTCATTTTATCTAAGTTTTGTAAAGTGAATATAAAGTTTTGAGTATTTTTAATATTATTATTTTTATTTTTATATTCAATAAGTTTATCTATAACGTTTTCATTCATAAAAATGTCTTCTATATTTTTAATGTCATTATTTGAAGTTTTTTTTAATATATCTATCAATTTATTATTTTCTGGATGGTTTTCATTTACTATAATCTCTAACTCTTTTATTAACATTATATAACTGTAAACATTACAGTCACAATATATTTCTGTTATTTTTTTAAGAATTAATGATAAAAATACAATAATGAAAGTAAAATAAATGAAAAAGTAGAATGTTATAAAGATGTTATCTATATTTTGATTTTGATAAACGTAATAAAGCTGTATTATAAATCCAAAAAATATAAATATAAATAATGGTAATCCACAATATAAATAAAAATCATATATAAACATTATTGTATTTGGGGATTTATATCTATCTATAAGTTTAAAATCATTATTAGGTAAAGTATCTACTTTATTAAAGTTATTTTTTAATCTATCAAAATAAAATAAAACTTTACATATATTCCATATAAAAGTTTTTTTAATTGGTATATTTATATTATCTTCCATTGATATAGAATTATCATAACATAGAGTATTTAACATATTAACATTATCATATAAATCTCTATGATATTTTAAATATATTAGTGGGTAAAAGCTTAATAATACTAATATTATTGTTATTATTATGATAATTAATAATATATTATTATATAACATCATACTATTGAAATGCAAACTTATTTATAATTAGAAGAGATATAAAAATAAATTTTATCATTTAAATAATTCTTTATGTATATTTTTATATATATACATGTCTTTATCTGTAATAATTTTATCAATTATGTTATTGTTATCACTCCTTAAACTATTAAATACTTGTTGACTAATATTAGCTGAAGACATTGATGAAGCTCCATATATTATATCAGTTAATCCTGCGCTTTTATTTCTATAATTAGGATATTGGGTATTTATTAACTCAGTTAAATTATCAAAAGACATAATTGGAATTGACATTATTATATATATATATAATAAAATAAAAGGTTCATTTTTGTTTTTTCATTTCATCGTCAAAACTGTCACAAACACTTCTTATTTCATTCCATTTATTTTTTGTTTCATCTATATTATAAACTTTTTCATCACTTACTTTCCATAATTCAGCCAAAGTATCTAAGACATTCTTATTATTTTTTAAGAAAATTACTTCTACTTCATTATAACTTAATTCTAAAGGAGACTGTTTAAAAACTTCTTCCATATTTCTTTATATATATAATTAATATTTTTTATATATTTTTATATTTTTCTTTATTATAATAATAATAATCTGCTATTTCGTAAGCCATTTTTTCATAAGGATGTTCTAAAGAGTGATTATTCATTATTACATCATTTATACCATTTGGTTTATCATTCCTATATAGACATATCATTGTATTTTGTGTTTTATTATCTATATATATATTACGATTTGTATCAGGATTAGATCTTACATATTTTGTATCTGATAATTCTATTTTATAAAAATCCATGCAATTAATTATTTCATCAAATAATTCTTTGTTTAATCTTTGATATATGTGTATTTTTTCATGTATTAAAGTTTTTACCAAATCGTCTTCAATATATTTAAGTACTTTTTTCGATAAAAATATAATTTCTTCTCGTGTATGCGGTAAACCTTCTTCATATTCATTATCAATATCTTTAACAATATCATGATTTGTATAAGTATTTGCGAATTTCCATTTTATATTTGCTATATCATTACCATTTATATATTTTTCATAACATTGGTCAGAGAACTGAGTATTTCTGAAAAAAATATCTGCTTTTTCTACACATCTTGTTAATAATATGATTTCATCTTGTGTAAATGATATGCTTGTTTTTTCTATCATTGTAATATATTCATCTGTTGATGATACTTTTCTAGCATATAAATCAAATGGAGATAAATTATTAACATATTTATCATTATCTTTACTAAAAAACAATTTTGTTTCTTCTTGTGACATAAAACTGATATTATTATTTTTTAAGATAGGTTTCGATATAATATTATTATATATTAATCCAAATATTGCTATTATAAATATAATATATAATATCAATATTATATTATAAATCATCAAATTATTTTCGCTCTTATATTAAGCAACCTTTTTTATAACAATATACTTAACTTTATTTTTCATCATTTCCCTTTTTTATAACAATATACTTCAGTATCTATTTCATCATTTCTCTTTTTTTTAATAATCATTTTATTAATAGTATCAATATCTTTTTCTTTTATTAATTTACAAAAGTTATCTTTATAATTACCTTCATTTATTTTGTTAATTATTTTTTTAATATTTTTTTCCCTTACTATTCTTACATTCTTAGGAATATTTTTTGTCAATATTTCGATTGAATCATTATTTATATGATATGTATATATATTACCAGGGTTAT